ATGCTCTGCTATATGTGCAATTAATAAAGGTTGCATTGATCTTGCCCCTGGATTTCCAGCTAAAGATGGATCGCTGATAAACTGCATATGAACTGCAATATGGCTTTCGTGATCTTGTTCTGGGAATGCTCTTATAGGCTTACCATACATTAATGACATATTTTCAGTAATAGGATCAAGTTTAGATGCCTCTTCTGGCTTCTTTAGTACTTCATCTATGTTGTTAATCCTTATTGCTTCGTACATTCTTTTGTACGCCTCATACTGATCATGCAATTGTGGTGCTGATTGAGACATTTGAAGAACTGCTTGTGCTTGTGCAATTCTCTGTGCAGTACTGAATATATTAGGATCACTGACTGGAATAATATCTATTCTATCATTAAAGTCTTTTGCATAAATAATTGTATCTACACCACTTTGTGCGAACTTAAATTCTTCTGGTAAATATTCTGCATTTAACTTTGCTAGTAATTTAAACTCTTGTCCTTGTGAATAATGCAGTCTTTTGTGAATGGCACTAAATGATTTACTACCTTGTTCAATCAAAGCGACTGTGCTTCCAACAGGGGCATTTGGATTCACATCTCCTACATTCAGGTCTGCAGTGTTCGCAAATCTTCTACCAATATCTGTGATAGCGTTCATAAGATTGAACAAGGTACCAGATGGCTCTTTAAATGGAAGAGGCATAATAGCTTTGTTTACATCGTCTACAGTAGCATCAAGATCAGCAAATTCTCCTGGGTTGATTTGCATCTCACCACCAGTAACTCTGCCTTTTAGCTTAAAACCACCTTGCATATTTGCAAAAGCCGCACTATCCAATAATGCTCTAAGTGATCCAGTAGCCGCTTTACCTAATCCACCAATCATATGATATAAGCCAAAACCATAGAATCCAGTTCCTGGTAAGAACTTATAACTTATGAACCAATCTCTTCTTTTCTTTCTTTCGTCTGCTTCTTCCCAATTACGTCTTACTGCAACAATCTTTTCTGAATCGTAGTCAATTGTAACTACATAAGGTAAATGAACTACATTATCTTCGTCTTGCTCATTGTCCTCATCAATTCCATCAAAGCTCTGATAGCAATGCATTTCTAATAATGTCATCACCTCATCTTTAGCTTCACTGTTATAAGGGTCTACGCCTTCTATCTCACTTCCAGTATCTCCACTTGGGTCAATGTCCTCTGAAGAATATTTGCTTGGTAAATAAAAGCCTGCTTGAACATATTTGTTGAAGTCGTTTCTAGGCATCCTTATGACATGAGTGTATCTTGTAGATGTGTATAAATCTTTACTTTCTGGCGATACTACGAAATCTTCTGCCTTCACAAATTGAGAACATTGTCTATCTAAATTAGCATCCCACCAAACTTTTTTAAATGTATGTCCAATTAATGGTAACTGAAATAACATCTGATCAAGGTCTGGAAAGTATTCTGGCATCTCTTGAGTGATTTGATAGTTCATGTAATCTTTTACACGCTTGGCTTGCTCTTCCATCTCTTCATTAGGATCACCAACTATTACAGTCTTAACGGGACCTCCAGATGGGTATAATTCTGCGATTGCTCTAGCATTAAACTGTGTAGCCGCTTCTGCTATCATAGGATGAACAACTGTACTAAGTCCTCTAGAAGCTCTTTGGTTCTCTTCTTCGTCTTGTCCACCTTGAGGATCGAGTGTCTCTAGACCTTGCTTGTATCTAAATTCCCACTCTGATCTAGCTTCTTTATCTGTTTCATAACAATTAATAAGCTCACTAGCTACGCCATTTAACTCTTTGGCATCGATCTCTTCTGCTAAGTTCTCATCGAAGCCAGTATCTTTGACTTCAATTTCATCTAAACTTGGGTCACCTATTAGAACTTCATCGTCATTTATTTTTTCAACTTGAAATTCATCTGAAGGCATTGTTTCTGCAAAGGGAATTACTTGTGGTTCTCTAGCCATATATTGTCATCCTTTTCTCTTCTGTACTGTCATCTTCGTCATAATCTGTAGAATGAGTTATAAACCAACCTTTTCTCAATCTTAACCAAGCCTGTGTACAAGTGTCAACTATATCATCATTATCACCCGCAGGAAAGGCTGAACATATATCAATTAGGTTTTTTGCCCATTTTTTATCGTGTGGATAAAATATCCTACCATCTTCTAGTAATGCAGAACTACTATGTGCTCTAGCAATCTTGTCTCTATCTGGTGAATAAGCCAACACTGGTATCCCACCCATCCTTAAATCTTGTAACAGACTTTGACCACTAGCCTTCTTCTCTATCAATACTGTGTCAGGCTGCCAGTCATCATATGCTTCTTGTGCGAGTTTCCTTAACTCTGGATAAGTAACTCTATCATACCACATCTCTACTACGATAGCATTGACTTGTCCATTCATTCTAAAAATACCCCATGTAGTTCTAGCACTATAACTGCTTGATTCTTTTGTAGAGAAGGCAGTATCGTAACTTTGCACTAAATACTCAATGTCTGGTAACTCATCTTTTTCCCAGGGAACCCACCATTCTGCTTTGAGTATACCTCCACCTTTTGGCATAGGTCTTTGTTGCAGTTGCCCAGCACTTGCATATGAGCCTAGACTTTTCTCTAGAGTTGATAAGGTTGCATCATCTATACGCTTTTCCCACAACAACTCACCTTCTTTTGATCTTGGGTCTACAAAATGTAATGATGATTTAGTTGGCGTTGGATGACCTATTTCATATCTTGCAGGCAAACATAAGTGATCCCATTCGTTATATTCGTTAGCTAATATATGACCAGTCAAGTCATTCTCATGTACTCTTTGCATAATAATTATAAAAGCACCAGTCTTTGGGTCATTCAATCTAGTCTGCATAGCTTGATCCCACCACTCTAGTACGCCTTCTCTAACTGTGGATGATTCAGCTTCTCTTACGTTATGTGGGTCATCAATAACAATTATGTCTCCACCTTCTCCAGTTAGTGCTCCATCTACTGAGGTTGCTATTCTCTGCCCAGTCTTATCATTCTCAAATCTTTGCTTTTGATTTTGATCTGACGTTAATGAAAATGTATCTCCAAAATATTTCTTATACCACTGACTATCTATTAGTCTTCTGCACTTAACACTATCTCTTATGGATAATGAGCCTGCATAACTAGCAAATAGAAACCTTTTCTCTGGTTGTATTGTCCAAGTCCAAGCTGGTAGAGCTACTGCAACGCTTATAGACTTCATATGTCTTGGTGGTATATTTATTATAAGTCTTTTTATATCGCCTTCTACTACTGCTTGTAGATGTTCTGATACTGCATCAATGTGCCAATTGTCGTAGAAGTCTCGACCTGGTTCAATCGCTTCCCAAGAGTTTTTCGTGAACTCCTTCAATGATCTCTTCATTTCCTCTGCTTCCACCTTCTGTAGTAACTGAGGTAAGGATTGATTTAAGTTTGCTAAGTTCATTATTGCTTATCCTAGTTAAATCTATAACTTGCTTCTGCTCTATAATAGTTTCTTTCTCTATCTTATCTTGCCAACCTGCTCTGTTCTTTAAATAAAATATCATTGCAGTATTATCGCCTTCTAACGCTTTCTCATATAGCTTATTAGTTACTCTTTGTATTCCTCTGCCCTTACCTCTTTTTATAGCCTCTGCAAACTCTTTAAACTCATTCTGTTTATCATACAAAGTTGACTGTCCTATTCCTAGAGCTAGAGCTATCTGTTCCGATGTAAGTCCTTGAGATGCATAGGCTTCTGCCCTTTCACACATATCTTTTGTAACTACAAATTTAGGTCTACCAATCTTTTTACTTGGCTTTTTAGTGTTTTGTTTCATTTTCATCTCTCTTCTCATGATAAACTAATACAAGAGCTTCACAGTTAGGACAAGATAAGTTAGTCAATAATGAGTGCTCTTCAGAGTCCATAGTCTCTACATCATGGTCTCCACCCCAAATTAATTCTGTGTTACATGCCCAACAATTCATATAATTTTACCATTTGCAATTACATCTCATCTCTAGAGTAATCGTAATTATTTTCTGTTTCAACTATTTCTTCATAGACCTTCTTTGAGTTACTGAAGCTGAAGAACTTCTGACCTATATGACCATAGATACCTTGCTCTCTAATCTTTCTAGTAATTATTTGAGTAGAGTTGTCTTCAAAGTCTCTGTGCACCACTAGAGCGGCATCACTCATATTTGCCCAATGTGCAGAACCACTTACTTGATATAAATCTGGTGGTGGAACTACACCACTATCATTCCTCTGTAGTTTATGAGGATGAGCTACCATCCAAACTACTAATTGATGATTTCTTGCAAACTGCTGACACTTAGCAATTATATCTCTTATGTGTTCGTCTTCTCTTTTAGCATAATCTCTATTAGGACTGATCTGATTAAATGGATCAATGACTAAACCCTTTATACCAAACCTCTGCTTAGCTACTTTCGCCTTACTTAATATGAACTCAATGTCTGGTATTTCTTCTGTGTTCTCAATAAATTTAAAATGATTATCCAAGAACTCTATGCCATTGTTAAGTTCGTCTTGAGATATTCTAGCGTGCAAACCAATATCAAATGGCTTTCTACATCTTTTCTCTAGTAATCTCCTTATGTGATTAGGAGTTGAATGCTCTGGACTAAATACTGCAAAGTTCCATCCTTCATTCTCTGCTAGATTTAATAATATTTGATCTAAGAAGTTACTCTTACCATGATTAGGAATACCAGTAATTAAGTTAAATGTACTTGGCATAATCTTATATATTTTATCTAATTCTTTAAATCCAGTACTGAAAGCCTTCTGCTCATTGCCATCGTAAATGTTCTGCACACTGTCGTGATACTCTTTTACTCCATGCAATCCCTGGACGGGGAACTCTTCTGCATACTCTATACATTCTTGTAAAACTTGTATACCATCATTGATAAGGCACTCGTTTGCATCTTTGCATTGCCAATCATCAATTCTAGGGAAATTGACAACTTTACAAATGTCTTTACCAAATCTATGAATAATCTCCAACCTCAAAGCCTTGCCATTTTCGTCAGCATCTGTGGCTACAATAACTTCGTCTGCATCAAAAATCCATTTAGAGTGTTCAAACGCCATAAACCTTTTATCATCAGATTTAAATTTTGCTGTTTGAGGTGCACCATCTGGTAAACTTACTACGTTTTTAAAGCCAGCTTCATACAATGCGAGTACATCCATTTCGCCTTCTACAAATATAACAGACTTAATCGCAACATCTTCCCAATGTTTTTTAAGCATATCTATATTATACAAGCACTTAGTAGCATTCTTCTCTTGCAAGAACTTCTTATCTTTTGTTCTGCTTTTAATATTAACAATGTCTCCATCTAGATAATATGGGAAACATAGCTTTTGATCTTTAGTAAACAACTTAAATGTTTCAGCAGTCGCTTGTGATATTTTTCTATTATGCAACCAATTTATTGATCCTTGTGATAGATCGTGGTTTGCATTTGATACTATAGGTATTGGTGTGGCTAATCTTGGCATTGGTTCGGCAGCCTGAGTAAATCTATTATTATAAGAACCTTCTTTAACGCCACCAGTCCAATCACAGTGATGACACATCCAAAGAATTGAATCATTTGATACTGTAACTGATAGACAAGGGTCGTTCTTCTTTTTTCTATGTGGAGAACAGTTTGGGCATCTAGTTCTATGATCTCCCTCATAGTATCCATTTAAATGTATTCCTTGCTCTTGTGCTTTTTCTATCATTGTTTTTTCATTTTTGTTCATCATTTGTTTATCCTACTAATAAGTTTAAGTTTGTTTTTCGTTGTTTTGGTTGCTCTACATCGTTGTATCTCTTTTGAGATAACCATGTCTTTGCATGAGGAATAAATTTTTCATCTTTCCCCACTT